CTTGTAGACTATCAGGTTTACGGTGCAATAAGCTTTATAACTGGCTTTGTGTGTCTTCTTGAACCTTATAGATTTAAAAATTAATAAAAAAAATTAACCTACAAGTTGAAAATAAATAGCCTTGTATTAAAATTAAACACTATATTCGCATTATGATAATAGAATTAAACTTAGAAGAGAGAAGCTGGCTTACCCTATGCCTTGCCGCTAAAATTGTTTTAGCAAAAGAGAATTTTAAAGTTACCAACGATTCGTACTGGTCAGACCAAGTAGAATATTTAACCAAACTTAGCAATAAATTATGATAAAAGAATTAGCCCACCGCATTAACACCTTTGACTATTATTTTGAAATGTCAGACGATGCTTCAAAATTTAACTCAGGCAGCAACGAGCAGTATTTAATTAATACTCAGCTACAAAAAATGGATGACTTCACACTCGAAGCCCTCAGAGAATTAATCACCAAAGACTTAACACTAACAAATAGATACTTCGATGCAATTTAGCCCATACTTAGGTAAACAATTAACAAGAGCCATTAAGGCTAATACTACTCGAGCAGAACGGCAAAGAGTAGCGGAGCGACATATCATAAGCGTACATACCCTTAACACCGTTATAAGTGGAGAGCGTAAGATAACAGACTTTAACGAGCCAGCTCTGAGCGATATAATAAAATTAGCAATTAAAAATGCCAACAATAACGGCAAAACCTTAGCAGATTATTACAAATAAAATTATGAACATATACACAAAATTAGCAGCCGTAAAAAAAGAGATAGGAGCTATCTCCAAAGACGAAACAAACCCATTTTTCAAGTCTAAGTACTTTGATATAAACGGGCTTTTAAGACACACCGAGCCACTTTTACAAAAGAACGGCTTACTACTACTCCAGCCAATAATTAAAGGCGAGGTTTACTCCGAGATTATAGACATAGAGTCAGGCGAAAGCGTTACAAGCTCAATTCCTTTACCTAATATAGATGACCCTCAAAAGTTAGGTTCTGCGGTAACTTATTACAGACGCTACACCCTACAAAGTCTTTTAGGCTTGCAAGCTGAAGACGATGACGCTAACTCGGCCAGTCAAGCGGTAAAAACCAAAACAGACAAGCCGTGGATAAACGAAGGCGATAAGATATGGACTGCGGCACTTGCCAAAGCTACTCCGTTATCTAAAGTAAGAGAGTATTACGCAATAAGCAAAGCTAACGCAGATAAGTATGAAGATGCAATTAAAGGAATTTAAACAAAGAGCCTCCTCAGCTGGTAAATTAATGACTAACCCTCGCTCCAAAGGCGAGGTGCTAAGTCAAACCACTAAGAGCCATCTACAAGAGTGGTTAAAGTCTGAGCTTTACGGCATTAGAAAGCAAATTAAAAGCAAGTATTTAGACAAAGGTAATATAGTAGAAAGCCACGCTATCCAGTATGCCTCTGAAGAGCTTGGCTGGTTATTCGCAGACAAAAACGAAGAGTTTTTTGAGGATGAGTATTTTTGTGGCACTCCTGATGTGATGCTTGAAGATACTATAATCGACGTTAAAAGCTCTTGGGATTGCTTTACCTTTCCACTATTCGAGGATGAGATACCAAACTCAGACTACTTCCACCAATTACAAGTCTATATGCACTTAACTGGTAAACGCAAAGCGACACTTTGCTACGTTTTAATGAACACTCCCGAAGAGTTAACATACGAAGAGCCACAAGACTACTCAGGCATAGAGAGCAAATATCGGATTAAGACTTTTGACATCGAATACGATATAGAGGTGATAGATAAATTAATAGAGCGAGTTAAAATTTCAAGAGAATATATAAAGAGCTTAATATGAAAGAAGAGATAGAGCGATTAGATAAAGAGATTTTTAAGCTGAGAGTGTACATCGGCACTTTAGAAATGGAGTTACAAAGACAAGGCTATATGGATGAGAAAATTAAACAAATGAGAGATAACCATAGTCTTACTTCAAGCATCCAAACAAAAGAGGTACTAAAACTCGATAAAATAATGGATATTTGTTGCGCTTACTATAACCAAGATAAAGATAGTGTTTTAGGGACTTCCAGACTTACGGAGCTTATAAACCCTCGCCATATGTTTTGCTACCTTGCAAAAAATAATACAAGGTCAAACGACAAAGAAATAGGTAAGTATATTAACCGAGATAGAACTACGGTTATTAACGGAATAAAAAACATAACCAACTGGTTGACATCAGATAAAGCAATACAAAGAGACTATAACCAAATAATAGAATTAATATGAAAAACACAACCAAACAAGTAGAGCAGCTCTTAAGGGATTACCCTGAGACTCGAGACAATTTTAAGAAGTTAATACGCAAAGCCTTGCAAGAGGTGTACGGAATTAATATTCTATCCTCCCTAATTATTGCAG